TTAACCCCGCAAGAGGCGGCACAGGTTAACAATCTTAGAATGTTACCTTGGAAAGATAATTTAATGAGGCAATATGGCATTTCGACTTAATAACTTAACTGTAAAAAACTTCATGAGTGTGGGGCAACAGACGCAGGCTGTTGATTTTGATAAGGAACATCTAACTTTAGTACTAGGAAGTAATCACGACCTAGGTGGAGATGACACAGGATCTAGAAACGGTACTGGTAAAACTACCATTGTCAATGCGTTGAGCTATGCGCTATATGGTCAGGCGTTGACTAATATTCGCAAGGAAAATTTAATCAACAAAACCAATGCCAAAGGCATGTTAGTTACTGTTGAATTTGAAAAAGGTGGCAGTAAGTTCCGTATCGAACGGGGTCGCAAACCTAACATTCTTAAATTGTTTGTTAATGACAACGAATTAAAAACTGACGAATCCGAAGATGATAGTCAAGGTGATAGCAGGGAAACACAAAAAGCCATTGAACAGATGTTGGAAATGTCCCATACTATGTTCAAGCATTTGGTTGCACTAAACACCTATACTGAACCGTTCCTTAGCATGAAAGCCGCTGATCAACGAGAAGTCATTGAACAGTTGTTGGGCATTACTCTATTAAGTGAAAAGGCAGAAGCACTCAAAGTACAGGTCAAAGAAATTAAAGATTTTATTACCGCTGAACAATTTAAAATAGAAGGTATTAAGGCCGCTAATGAAAATGTACAAAAAAGTATTGATAGTTTAACTATCAAAAGTTCTGCATGGGAAAATAAAAAGGAAGCCGACCTAACTTCTTTACTTAATAGTATTCATACACTGACTGAAGTTGACATTGAAAACGAATTGGCAGTACATGCTGAATTAAAAACATGGCTCGATAACGATTCTAAACTAACAGGACTTAGAAAACAAAAGGCTACTCTTGAGTCGGCGGCTATTCAAGGCGAAAAGACCTTGAACAAATATCTAAATGAATTAGAAAAATTAAGCAGTAAGCAATGTCCTGCATGTGAACAAGAATTACACGATCATAAACATGAAGAAATGACTGCGTCTTCTATCAAACATGTTGAAGAAGCTACTACATATCTTGACAAAATTAAAAAAGATCACGAGGATATTTGTGCGGCAATCAATGAGATTGGAGAACAACCTCGTAAACCTCAAACATTCTATGACACAGAAGCAGAAGCACTGGGACATAAAAATAATTTAGACAGTTTAGAAAAACGATTGTCAGACAAGGTTGACGAACCAAATCCTTATAATGAACAAATTGAAGATTTGAAGAAAACTGCTATTCAAGAAATTAGTTGGGATACCATCAACGAGCTTACAAAACTAAAAGATCACCAAGAATTTTTGTATAAGTTGTTGACAAATAAAGATAGTTTTGTTCGTAAAAAGATCATTGATCAAAACTTAACATACTTGAACAAGCGGTTAACCTACTATATTGATAAGTTAGGTTTGCCTCATCAGGTTGTATTCCAAAACGATCTAACTATTGAAATTACTCAACTGGGTCAGGATTTAGACTTTGATAATCTAAGCCGAGGCGAACGAAACAGGTTGATTCTTTCTATGAGTTTTGCTTTCCGAGATGTTTGGGAAGGACTTTACCAAAGTATCAATCTATTGTTTATTGACGAACTAGTAGATGCTGGTATGGATGCCGCAGGTGTAGAAGCGGCTCTAGCAGTATTGAAGAAAATGGCTCGAGAACGAAATAAGAACATTTACCTCATATCTCACAAGGATGAATTAGTGGGTCGTGTAAATAATGTTCTTCAAGTGATCAAAGAAAACGGATTCACTTCTTACTCAAATTCTGCAGATTATGTTGACGCCTGAGCTAAACAAGTATAAGGAATCATACAATCAAATGATTGTATTGTTAACCGAGTATCATAATAGACATCAAGACTTTGTCAACAATGTTACTCACATGGGTGCAATAGATTTGCGTAGGACCATGAAGAAGATTATGGCTACTAATAAACTACTAATTAAAGGTACCCGAGACGCAGAAGCTGAGATGGTTTCAAACATCAAAAGCATGCGTCGGGCTAGACGAGAAGCAAAGAAGAAAAAATTAAATGACATGGCTATATCAAAATCAAATAGTGGAACAACTCCCTGAAGATTGCATTGGCTTTGTTTATATCATCACTAATAATATCACTAATAGAAAATACATAGGCAAAAAATTAGCAAAATTTAGTAAAACGACCTACAAGACTGTAAAGTTAAAGAACGGCACTAAGAAGAAAAAGAAAATCAGAGGCAAAATCGACAGCGACTGGCAAACATATTATGGATCAAACATCGAATTAAACAAAGATGTTGAAACATTAGGCAAAGAAAACTTCACTAGAGAAATACTGTATTATTGCAAAAGCAAATCGGAATGTAGTTACATTGAGGCCCGCGAACAATTCGACCGCAAAGTACTAGAATCTACAGACTACTATAATGGACATATACAGGTCCGTGTTCATGGCTCCCACATAATCAAGAAAATTTAGGCTCCTTAAACGGTAACAGCAAGCGCAAGCTAATTTCGTGCGCCCTAGACCTGGATCTCGGATCACAGGGATGGAAATCTCTCGCCGTTAAGAGTACTCAATCAGTATCCTTTACAGGACCAAGATCGCAAAAGGCCGCGGTTTGATTGTTTGAAGATATAGAAAAAGGCAAGAAGGAAGGGAGAAAAACCCTGGATATACAAATGCGTTAGTGTGCATCTGTATATTGCCGTTGAATGAAGACGGAGCTCGTGGTACCGGTCAACCGCCACTGTAACGCTCTAACACTAAGTGACTGTTCGAACTCGGATAATGTCATTTTTTCGCCCTGTGCGGGCGAAGTGTGACCAAGGAATCTGGATAATACTTAAACATCTACGATGTTAAAAATGCTCTGAGTGTTAACGAAAGAGCAAACGAACGCAGTTCGTTTATAAATAAAAGATAATAAACCTAAGGAATTCCTTGTATGCGTATAAATGAACTAATATTAGAAAATCAACAATTAGATGAACTGAGCTTTGCCGGAGGTATTGGAAAAGTTGCATCTGGGGTTGGTCAAGCTGTAGGTGGTATTAAAGGTGCTTACCAAGGAGTTAAGCAACAATACGCTCAAGGAAAGCAAAAAGGACAACAAGGTGCATTTAATGCGGTTACAGGTAATGGTCAACAACAGCCTGCTCCTGCTCAAAATACTCAAGCAACTACTCCAGCAAATGGAGCCGCACCTAATGCTAATACACAACCAACAGCAACACCTGCTCAAAATACACAACAAGCAAATCCTCAAGATGCAGATGATGGTAGAATTGAACCAACATTAGATCCTGAACAAGGCCAGCAACAAGCCGCGCCTGCTCCGACTGCAACACAGGCACCTGCAGGTAACACTCGCGCTAGAATGGGTGCTCCAGAAGGTCGTAAAGCAGTTGATCAAGCTGTAGCCACTGTCAAACAGGTTCGTGGTGATCGTAGAGCACAGGTAGTAAACTACGGTAAGCAACAGTTTGATGCACTAGCGGGTGTGCCCACAGCAGAAAGTCGTGTAGGATATCGCAGTCGTTTCTTAGATATGGATATTTAAAAGAAAGGCATTCCGCTTTCTTTGGCTGTTTCTAAATTACTTTCTATAATTTTAGCCAGTATATCTCTATCTTCATTGGTCAGCATTAGGCTTTCACTATAAGTTAGTCCGCCTCTCATAAACCAACAAAGCCTAAATAGATCGTCTTTTATGGCTTTTACACTATTATCGTACTCTAAAACAACACCATCAATTTCTGATGTGCTACAGTGTAAAAGCCTTATACGAAAAAAGTTGAAGCATCAAACACTAGAGGAATTTCTACAGTTTCTCCAGTAATGCCCTGTGCTTTCATATCTTCACTAACAGGTACATTAATTGGTTTAACTGTATTTTGTTCTCTTAGAGTTTCTAAGTGATCTTGAATTTTGTTAAACATGTCTTTGTCCATGTTGTCCACAAATTCTTTGATGTAATCAGGATCTTCAGTTGAACCTAGACTAGAATCTACCCTATAGATGCTGGCACCGATCATGCCTATTGTTGAATCTGTTAGTCGACTAAAACTTTCTTTGAACATCTTTAACTTGTCATCTTCGGTTAAAGTTTCGTTGTTGGCAATCTGCATGATCTTTTGAGTTTCAAATGTCTGTAGAGCAGTAGCAGTGATCTGTTTATAATTCAATGGTCGTACAAACACAGTCAGTTGATCGTTTACAGATACCACAGGATCCCAACCAATTTGATGCATTAGTGTGTCCATGATCATACGCAGGTCAACTTGGTAGTCCATGGCAACGTCACCAAATTCTAACGGAGTGGTCATTTTTTCACCGTAGGTTGCCAGACGAATAGCAATCAATATGATGTCCATGTCGACAGTGGGCACATGCCAGGCATTTTTAATATTGGGAATGCAGTGTTCGATAACATCTACCACTGCCTGTCCGTTCATTAGGGCGTCTGGAATTTTCAACATCATTTCGTCTTTGGCTGTCATTGAGTAAACAGGTAGTTCTCCTGTTTCAGTCATTGCCAAACTACCAGCAGGCCAGTACTCACCTTGACTAGGTAACCTAATAAAGATTTTTGGTTGACGCATAAAACTGCTCAACGGGTTTACTGGTTTGGTAATTGTAGAATCCATGGTTTTTCTCCGAATAAATAACTTAAAGATAAGTTGTGTAGTTATTGCTACATCTATTTATCTACGCATATAACCTCGGAAAAACAATGGCAGAAGTAACCGGATCGATAACAAGTGCAGATGGCGTAAAAGACATATCGCTTAATAATGCCGCCACGGAAGCGACTCTGCGGTTATTATTACAAAGTAGTCTAACAGCCAACAAGCAGAGCATTGAAAACATTAAGAATCTAGCACAGAAAAGTGGACTAGATCCTGCAATGGTTGCTCAGGCCAACAGTGGTCTTAAGAATATTGGTCAGAGCACGATACAGACTACCAGCATGTTTAGCATATTAAGAGCCGCTGGACAAGAAACTGCTGATGAATTTAACGAATTGGATCGTGCAGTTTCGCCAATGATTGGCAAATTCATACAGGGTACTGCCAGTGTTAGTGATGTGTCTAATGCATTTGGTAAACTTAATCCGATATTAGGTATTGTTACAGGACTATTTTCTAGAATAGTTGATTTTCAACAAAAGAATTTAGAGTCATATCAGAAATTAACCAATGCAGGTGTTAACTTTGGCGGAAGTCTAACTGACCTAAGAACGGCGGCGGCCAATAGTTATTTGACATTAGATCAATTTACAAATCTAATGTCCAAGAATAGCGCAAACTTTGTCACCTTAGGTGGTAGTGTTAACGAGGGTGCTAAGTCTTTTGCTAAATTTAGTCATGGAGTTATCAGTAGCGACCTAGGTAATCAACTACTGGCCATGGGCTACACCACAGAAGGTGTTAATGAAAGTCTATCAAACTATATTGCTGTAACTGGAGTTAGCAGTAGAAGTGATTTAGAAAATTCTAAGAAACTACAACAAAGTGCAGGTGCTTATCTTGATCAGTTAGATCGTCTTGCAGACATTACTGGTAAGAGTCGTGAAGAACAAGAAAAACAGTTAAAACAATCAATGTTTGAAGCTGATGTTCAAATGACCATGAGCCGAATGACCAAAGAAGATCGTGATGCATTTAGTGCGGCTATGGAAGAAGCCGGAACATTGTACGGTCAGGCAGGTAGAGACATTGTTCTAGCACAGGCACAAGGTCGAGCAGTTACCGGTGAAGCAGGACAAATGCTGACCGCAACAGCAGGACAGGCAGCAGGTACCATTGCTAATCTACAAAATATTGCCAAACAATACGGTAGAGATAGCAAAGAATTTAGAGAAGCATCTGCTAAGAGTCAGCGTGAAGCAGGAGATGCATTAGACAAAATTCCTTTAGCGGCTATTAGTACAGTTGATGGATTCAAAAAGATAAGTGATGCAGAAAAAACAGTTGCAACTAATCGAATGGCTGGGTTAAAAACAGATGCTGATTTTGCCAAACGGGACGCAGATAGAGAAAAAGAAAAAGCGGCTAGAGATTCGTCTCAAGCTGCCGCAATGTCGGAAGCAAATAAGGCCATGCAAGAAGCAGGACAGGCTATTTTAGGCATGTTTACTCCTTTAATACAATTAGTAACTCCTGCTATTACAGCATTTGCTAATGGCATCAAAGATGCTGTTAATTGGTTTACTCATCTAGGAACATCTAGTAAAATGTTAGTAGCGGCTCTTGCTGGAGGATTGGCATTACTGGGAGTTGCAAAAGGAGCAAGTGCAGCCGGAGGCTTACTATCAGCAGTTACTGGTGGCAAATTAGGTGCTGGAGGATTAGGTCCTCTTGGATCTAAAACTAATCCTATGCATGTTATTGTTGTAGGTGGCGGACTAGGTGGTGGCATTGAAGATTTATTAGGTGGTGGCCCGGAGGGTCCAGGTGGCAAAGGCGGTAAAGGCAAAGCTGGTAAAGCTGGTAAAGCTGGTAAAGGTGCGCTAGGCAAAGGTCTAGGCGCGGCAAAAAATATAGGAAAATTTATCAAAGGTGCAGGTATTGCAGGTAGCGTAATCGGTGCATTATCTTTAGCTAGTGATATAACAGACATTGAAAAAGAAAAGAAAGAAGGCAAGATTACTGAACAAGAAGCTAGAAAGAAAGAAGGTGGAGCCGCTGGTGAAGTAGCAGGAGGTGCTGCCGGCGGATGGGGTGGCGCGGCAGCAGGCGCGGCCCTAGGTACATTAATATTTCCTGGAGTTGGAACACTTATAGGCGGTGCTCTTGGCGGGATTGCTGGAGGGTTTGGTGGTAGCGCACTTGGTAAAATGGGCGGAGAATATCTAGGTGGCAAAGTTGGAGAAGGCTCTACTCCAGAAGCCAAGAAAGCAGAAGAAGCTAGGAAAGCAGAAGAAGCCAAAAAAACCAAAGAAGCAGAAGATAAAAAGCGAGTAGAACAATCTAGTGCTGGAAAAACTTCTGCTGAAGAGACACTTGCCTTAAATAAGACTATGACGCAGATGCTTGCCTATTTGAAAGATACTGCTGAAAATACAAAACGCACACATGAAGCTACCAAAGACCTAAATGGTAACTTGTTTGCCTAAGAGAGAATAAAATATGAGTTGGAAAAAGTATTTCACACCCGTTAATACCGCAGGATCACTAAGTCCAATCAGCGGAGCAATGTCCAGTATGGGCAACAATCCTAGTCGTACAAACTATTCCAGCTATTTGCCCGATGTATATGCTGGACATCCTAATCGTTTAGAGCGTTATGGACAATATGATACCATGGACAGCGACAGTGAAGTAAACGCTGCCTTTGATATTTTGGCCGAATTCTGTAGCCAGACTAGTGATGAAAACGGAACACCTTTTCAAATCTTTTTTAAAGAACAAGCAACAAATACTGAAATTAAAATTATTAAAAAGTATCTACAACAGTGGACCAAGTTAAACAAATTTGATATTCGTATTTTTAAAATTGTTCGTAATGCGTTTAAGTACGGTGATGTATTTTTTGTTCGTGACCCAGAAACACAAGCATGGATGTATGTAGATCCTGCTAAAGTAGATAAAATTATTGTAAACGAAAGTGAAGGTAAAAAGCCAGAACAATATCACATCCGTGATTTTAATCCTAACTTTGAAACACTGGCCACAACTGCTATTCAACCTAGCAATCAAAATGGTGGCGGAAGTCAATTTGGTGGTAGCTACGGATCAGGTGGCGGTGGCGCAGGCGGTTCAAGAGGCATGGTTGGTTCTTTTCCTAGTTCTGCCAACAGTAGCAGATTTTCTAACAATCAAAATCAATACGCTATTGATGCTAGACATGTAATTCATATCAGCATGAGCGAAGGTTTAGATAATAACTTTCCGTTTGGTAATAGTCTAATGGAAAGCATCTTTAAAGTATTCAAACAAAAAGAACTATTAGAAGATGCGATCATTATCTATCGTGTACAAAGAGCTCCTGAACGTCGTGTGTTCTATATCGATGTAGGTAACATGCCAAGTCACTTGGCCATGAGCTTTGTTGAGCGTGTTAAAAATGAAGTTAACCAACGCCGTATTCCAAGTAGTACAGGCGGTAGTCAAAGTGTTATTGATGCAAGCTATAATCCGTTAAGCATTAACGAAGATTATTTCTTCCCTCAAACAGCAGAAGGTCGAGGAAGTAAAGTTGAAATTCTTCCAGGCGGTACAAACTTAGGAGAAATTGATGATCTTAAATACTTTACGAACAAACTGTTTAGAGCTTTGCGGATTCCTAGCAGTTACTTACCTACTGGTCCAGATGATGGCGGCTCAAACTTCAATGATGGACGAGTTGGTACCAGTTATATACAAGAATTGAGATTTAACAAATACTGCGA